ATAATGGATTTTGATTACAAACAATATCCTAAGGATTATTTTGATATAGTCTGGGCTTCACCACCCTGCACAGAATATTCAATTTTAAAGTATTCACATATTGGACGTAAAGTCAAAGGTGAAATATTTACAAGGGAAATGATAAATGAAAATATGATACAAGCAGATAAATTAGTAGTTAAAACATTAGAGATAATTAATTACTTCAATCCTCATTTATGGTTTATGGAAAATCCAAGGACTGGTAGATTAAAGGATAGAGAGATTGTAAAGGATTTACCTTTTTATGATGTAGATTATTGTATGTACTCTGACTGGGGTTATAAGAAACCTACGCGAGTATGGACTAACAAAAAAGATTTTAAAGGTCTTACTTGTAATAAGAAATGTGGAAACATGGTTGGTAATCACCATAAGAATAATTTAGGTAATGAACTCCACAGTACTAAATCATTTTGTCAAAAGGATAAATATAGAATACCTCAGGATTTAATATTTTCATTATTATTTGAATAAATAAATATCTATCATATAATATAAATGTCTGATTTTCCAGCGATTATTCCCATAAAAGTAGAGAATGACGGAGTAGCAAAAACACATCACCCGAACCTTCCCGAAGTTGGTGTTGGTGTGAAGGGTGCAGGTAAATGTTTATTGATGATTTCACCGAGACAGACTGGTAAAAGTACTATTATCAGTAATCTTTTCCTCAATGATAATCTATACGGACAAGAGTTCTTTGATGAAGTAGTTGTAATCAGTCCTACAATTAATATGGATAGTACATCACGATTTATGAAGAAAAGATTTACTTGTTACGACCAGTATTCTCCAAGTATTATTCAAGGTATTACGGATAGACAGATGGCGTTTGATGATGAGTCGCGACCAGATATTGCAGTAGTATTAGATGATTGTGTTGGTATGTTAGATAAACATATCGCTAATTTAGTGACAAGGTCGAGACATTACAATATTAAGTTATTAGTGATATCAGTTCAGAAGTTCAGAGGTGCAGTGGATCCTATCATTCGTGCGAACGCGACTGACGTTATTGTTGGCTCGCCGTTCCCAAATATGAAAGAACTTTCTGCAATTAGTGAAGAGTATGGAGATTTATTTAATTCACCACAGAATTGGTTAAAGTTATATAAACAAAGTACTCCTTCTAAATATGATTTTTGTTATATGAAATTAAGTAATCCACCACTTCTCTATAAGAATTTTGAAAAAGTAATCGCTACTGGCGGACAAAATTATGACCCTACTACACAAGAAACCGAAGAAAAAAAAATAGAAAAGATTGAATAAAATTATTATATTATTATCATTATACAAAATGGGATTTGATATGTATAATATGTCTAATGCGATTTCGCAGGGAAACGCGTTGTCGCAAAGTGTCTCTAATTTAAACGACAGTATAAGAACAACAAATGCGGAGAACGCGAGTATCGCAAAAGGAGCAGTTAAAACTGCAGTAGGTACAGATAAGGAAATTGGAGTAATGACGGGAGTTAAAGACGCTGTATCGGAATCAGGGGCTCTTGCGAATGTAGCAGGGAAAGTCCAAGCATATAAAGATGCAGTAGCATCACAAGGAACAGGTGGATTTACAGAAGTGAAACCAACCTCTGACGATATGGCGCCAAAGACACCTGCGGAGGGTTCAGGTGAAGCAATTGATGAAGCAGTTGAAAGACCATCAGCAGCAATACAGACAAGCGAAGGAACATTAGATGAAGGTAGTGATATTCTCAATAAAGGTAAAGGTATTGTCGCAGGGGCAGATGAAGCAGCAGAAGCAGGGGGAGCAGGGTTGAAGATTGCGGGGGCACTTGGACGTGGTGTCGGTGTTTTAGGAGCATTAGGTACAGCAGGACTTGATATAGATGAAGATTTTAAATCATTTAAAGATGGTAAAGGTCTTATTGCGGGGGATAATTTAGGTGAAAAGATTGCGAATATCGGAGCTATCGGTGGAGCAGCATTAGATATGTTAGGATTTGTACCTGGTTTTCAGTTGGCGGGAGTTATTGGAGCAGGGTTACAAGCGGCATCAGGAGTTCTTGACGCAGCGAGCACGGGAGTAGCAACAGCGGATAAGGTTGATGCGGATAAAAATACTCCCCCACCTGTCGCACAACAGCAGGTCGCTCAGGCTTCATTAGCAGGTTCTTATGCGAATGTAAGAACAAGTTAAATACTTTTGTTAATTTATTTTTTAAAATATTTTTTATATTCATATCTATTATAAACAGATGTCTGAAACTACTGGATTTTTCGTCGCTCAAAATAAGATACCCCTTCAAGAAAGTTATGTCGCAATCCCTTCCCAGAATGGATTGTCATACAACGCACAGAAATTAATTGAGTTTTACATTCCCCCGAATGTAGATGCATTTAAACCAAAGAACTCATATTTACAATTTGATTTAGAATTATCGCAAGATACTTCCGCTTCTAACACTCGTCTCCAACTTGATGAACTCATCGGTGGTCAGTGTTTAATTGATACTATCCGTATTCACTCGGGAGACAAGACTGAATTACTTGAAGAAATTAGACATTACCCTGTTCACGTCGCAACTAAATATGCATACCATTCTAATCCAACTCTCAAAGATTTACGCGCTCTTAATGAAGGCGCTGGTATTTGGACTCCCGATTGTCGTGGTACTCGGGGAACTACTAAATCTATTTTGACTAATCACAAGTTCAGTCCATACTATGAGGCTGTCACCGCCGACCCAACCAACGCATCATTCAAGAACTCCTTATATCACAAGTGTAAGTTAAAGTTACCTCTTCATACTGGATTATTCCAGAACGACAAGGTAGTTCCCTGTGGATTAATGAATGGTTTATTTGTAACTATTCTTACAAGTGAAAACAAACGTGTTTTCCGTCAATTGGATTCAGTATCCTATGAAAGACGTATTCCATTAAATCCTATTTTCCATAGTGTAGATGCGAATACTGGCTCTCCTGCGACTTGGGATAAATCTACTGCATCTAATGTCTTTTATGTAAAACACGACAACAATAACTTTGAAGTCCCTAACTTCCCTTTTGTTGTTGGTGAAACATTTGAATTCGCAAAGGTTACGGATAGGACTAAATCTGTCTTTGACGCTCCCGCTGTAATTAAACAGATTGAAACATTTGGTTCAGGTGCGAATGAATATATAAAGATTACATTACTAAACGCTGTCACACCAACAGTAGATGTGGTGAGTGCTCAAAACTTCGCGATGTATAGTACTTCGGTAAGAGCGGCGACTTCATACAATCCAACGTATGAAATCTCAAATGCGGAACTTGTAGTCAATCAGATTGATATGGGAGCTCAGGCGAAAGCTGAAGCGCAACGTGATATGCGTGAAGGTAAGATGATGGTATATGATTTCCTTTCCACGCAAGTATATAATTATTCCCAACTTAAAGGTGACCGTGTTGCTAATATCGGTATTCCTGCGAATCATCAAAGGGCGAAGTCAGTTATATGTGTCCCGACTGATGCGAGTGTATATTCAACGAAGGATAGTATCAGTTGTGAAGGAACTTATGAAATTAGTACTGGAACGGATATTGTATTGAACTCCACACAGTCTGGTATTGCAGGAATATCTGATAGACTTACGGAATACTTCTTTTTCTATGATGGACGTAATCAACCTTCATTGAATGTCAAAACTGAAAAGATTTCTGCGAAGAACTCTATTGATGCTATACCAATTCTTGAATTAGATAAAGCGTTATCACAGGCGGAGATGCCTGCCCTTGATATGTCAAGATTTAATGAAAACTTCTGTATTGGACGCGCCTTCTCACTTAACAAGGGTGTCTATGATATGCGTGGTAAGGATTGTAGATTGAATATCTTTTACCAAGATACTGCAAACCAACCTGTAAAGGATAAACTATGGTGTAATTTTGTATATCACATTAGAAGGATAAATATTCGTGCTGACAGTATCCAAGTAGAAGTATAATCATTTTTTTTTTTAAATTAAACTTTTTGAAAAATAGTCATATAAAATATTATATAACTTTACTTATAAAATGAGTATCATATACAACGAAATACAACCGAGTAATGTAAATTCCACTCAAAAGGTTTCCTACAAAAAGGGAAATCCAATTGTTTCTTTTTTAGTAGGTTCCCAGCCTCACCTGCTCGATGCAGGTAGTGTTCGTATCAGCGGTGACATTGAATTCTTCAAGGACGCAAATGATGCTAAACCAACTACTGCCGACCAACTTGCTATTGATGAAAAACTTGCACTTTACTCTATTTTTGAAAAGGTCACGATTACTTCCCAGCGTTCAAGACAGGTAATAGAAACTGTAAATCATTACGGACGTTTCTTATCCACTTACCTCACATACGTCAATTCTAAATCGGATAAATTTTCACATTTAAATGAGATGGCGCTAACTCTTCCCAACTTTGAAACGCAAAAGCGTGAGTTAGTAGATTTCCCCGCAACCGCACACGGTTCTCGTTTCTGCATTCATATTCCAACAGGATTTTTAAGTTCAGGTAATATGATTCCTTTATCTGCGGATTCACTTGGTGGTGTAGAGATTTCCCTAAATCTGGCTCCTGACGCACAGGTATTATACGCACAGAACGGTACTACTACTGGTCTTACTGATGCTTATTACCAACTGTCAAACCTCCGTCTTCATTGTGAATTAGTTGTACCACCGAATCCCCAACAGATGCTTCCATCGCAGGGACAACTAACATACAACGCTATTACTTCCTACTTCAATGTAATTAATTCTGCGAATGCTGTTGTTAATTTCAATCTTGGTACATCAAGAACTCTTGGAGTATTTATGAATATGTGTCCGTCAAAATATCTAAACAATATTGGTTTCAACTCATATGCTACGACATCTCCTTTGAATAAAGACGGATCACAGGCTGCAATTAAACAGATTATCTTTACCAAAGCGGGAATGAGAATGCCTGTATCTTTTAACATTGATACAAATGTAAAGGAAACTCCAAGTATTAGTACTATTGACCCTCAGGTAGTCACATTTGCACGTAGTAGTATCAAGGCGGGATTGAACCTTCGTAGTGAAGTATCCCCGATTAATACTAACAGATTATATACTGGTGCTGTTCCACCACTCACGGCGGACGGTGGTCCTATGGAATGTATTGGTGTTCCCTTTGACACTACGGGAACTGGTGTTGGTGAAGATTTCAGTACTACACCATTCGGTATTCAAATGGAATGTGATTTGACTTCAGATAGTCCAAATGCTCTTTTCCTGTTCGTCCATTCAAGACAAACATTAGTCTTTGGTCCCCAAGGATTACAAGTTATTCAGTAAATCAACGTGAAAAGTTTTTTTTTTAAAATAATTTTTATATTTCATATATCATAAACAAATGTCTGCTATTCAAGAAACTCTCGGTGTCTCTCCTCCTAAAATGGACGCAACTAATGTTCCCGATTTAATTAAAGTCGGTGCTATTCAATCTAATATGTCAATGGATATTACCAGCGATGTCTTAGACCCTATTGTTATTAATCAGAACAACTGTCGTTTCGTATTAACTAACAAGGGTTATTTACACGATGGTTCCCGTATTACTTTATCAGTGAAGGGTAATGCTTCCACTTCTTCTGGTGCTTTCTTCCCTCTTAATTGTGGGGTTCATTCTCTAATTCGTCGTGCGACCTTATCCATTGGTGGTAATACTATTAGTGAAATGGACGATTACAATCACTTCAAGACCTTTGAAAGTATTTTCCTTTCCAATGAAATCAATAGAGACCGTGAAGCCTATATGTCTGGTCGCCAGATTGCACACGAGTTCAATTACAACAATACTGCTGGTAGTCAGTCTAACACGTCTGCACAAACTTACGGACTTGGTAATAAACTTGAATATTCTGGAACTAATCTTGATGGAGATGAAGTCCTTGATATTAATAACAAACCTGTATTTTCCGTGACCCTTGCGGAACTTTTCCCTTTTATGAAGGGATTAAATCTTCCATTATTCGCAATGAAACAAGAGGTTGTCATTGATTTAGTATGGGAGCCACAGGTTGGCGGTCGTGTATCAGTCAATTCTAACAATTCTAAAATTGGTTCAGAGATAGAGATTGATACGAATGAAGTAAAACTTGTTGCTGATTACATTTTCTATGATGGTGAAATTATGTCACAACAGTTAGCGGCGTACAACTCGCGACCGACTAACTTTTCATACAATGATTACAGACTAACAAAGACAACTCTTAGTGTTACTGACGCTCAGAACAGTGTAAGAAATCTTGGTGGTGCTGGAAGACTTGTAACACGTGTTATGTCATTTATTAATGATGACAACCGTACTGAAAGATTTATCTGTAATAAATATTCTGCTGTTGCTCCTGCGAAGGATTATTCTTCTGCTACTAAAAAGAATGATACTCTTACTATGAATATCCGTATGAATGACTTTTTCGTATTCCCGATTGATTTATCAAACTCGGCGGTCTTATTTGATAAGACGTCTCGGGCTATGAGTAGTCTTCCATTCGTAACTCGTGAAGAATATGCGGGTGAAGGTAATACTATTACCAGTGGTTCATACGAACAAAACGTACAGAACTCTTCTCGTGGTATTACATCTAACTTCTTTTTCCAAGCGTACAAACTTCCAGTTGGTCGCGTCAATGCACGTGGATTAGAACTGACTACAAAACTGGATTCACTACCTGCTCTGGCTTCAGGTAAATCATACACTCAAAGAACCTATATTGAAGTATCTAAGGTCGCTGTTCTCCAAAATGGTTTCCTAACCGCAGGATTTAATTAAATAATACTAATTCCCTTTTTTTATATTTATATTTTATAATGTCTTCACAACCAGTTCAAACAGAACCCTATGTGG